GACTGGCGAAATGTTTATGCGTCTGTTCTTGGACGCCCAGATTTTACTCCATCTAGCGGCGGGGGAGCCAGGATTCGTCTTACTAACCCTGACGATATTAGATATGTATTAAACCAGACAGCACAAAAACTATTGGGGCGCAGCGTGGATGATGCTACTACCCAGAAGTTCATAGATGCTGTTCAAGCCGAGGAACGACGGGCAGCCTACGGAGGCTCACAAGCGGCAGATATGGGTGTTCAGGCTGCGGAACAAATTAAGGAACAGTTTGCAGCCGAGGAACGTTCTTCTCGTATGGCGGACTTTGCGGGTGTCATGGACCAGATGATTAAAGGATTGGCAGTATGAGTGAGATTCTTCCGTATTTCTGGCACGAAGCGTTCCGTAAAACATATCCGCAGTATTCGTGGATACTGGATGACCTAGACAAAGAAAAGTACGCCGACGTTTACACCCTCATTCAACGAGCCGTCAACCCCGACACCGAATACACCACAGAACAATTCGCTAGAGAGTTCGCAGGAACCACGCTCTACAGGGAAATCCAAACCACAAACAAAGCCCGTGAGGTTAGAGCCGCAATCGGAACAACGGATTGGGATAACGCCAACTTTGCCAAGTTTGTGAGCCAAGCCGTCAACTTCGGCTACCAAGGTGACGCCTTGAGACAGGAAGCATACAAAGCCCTGTTCGCTCAAAACGAAGAAGGCAAGTTTGTTAACCCCAAGGCGGTAAAAGATTTCCGTCAAAGTGGCACATACAAGCAGTATCAAGCGATGGGCAAATCCTACTTATCAAACGTTTCCGATACAGAAATTAGGAAGGTTCTAACAGGTGAACAAACCGAGGAAGACTTTTTATCTGGTCTCCAAGAGACAGCCAAAATCAAATACGAACACCTAGGCTCCGCCATTGACAAGGGTCGCACCCTGGAGCAGATAGCCCAAGACTATAAGCAGACAGCAATGATGGTTCTGGAAAAGTCTGAGGACGCTATTGACATGGGCAGGGACATCTATGAAGTAGCCCTCAATTTTAATGACGGAAAGAAGACTCGTCTGATGACCAACGGTGAGTGGGTCCGTATGTTGAAAACGGACAGCCGTTACGGTTGGGAAAAGACTGAGAACGCTAAACAACTTGGTCGTTCCATTGCCAATAATATTATCCGCACATTCCAGGGGGCGTAACAATGGCTGCAGAAGAAACCCTTTTCACAATTCTGGCGGACACGCTACGGGCTTTTGGTATTGGCAACCAACAGTTCTTTAATGAACTTCGTGTCGCTATTGCTGAGGAGAAACTTGACGCTTCGTCTAATCTTGACGACATCGGAATTGTATTACGAAACTCTGAGTATTTGAAACAACGGTTTTCCGCCAACACAATCCGACGCAACGCTGGTCTCCAAGAACTACCCCTCTCAGAAATCCTCTCCCTAGAAAACTCCTACAGTGCTGTCCTAAGACAAAACAATATGCCAGCAGGGTTCTACGACGACCCCGCCACAGACTTCCAAACTTTCATCGCCAACACCACCTCCCCCCAAGAAATCCAACGACGAGTCCAACAGGGCTACCAAGCCGTAAGACAGCAAGACCCAGAAGTTCTACGCCAATTCCAAGAACTCTACGGCATCGGAGAAAACGACCTCGCAGCGTTCTTCCTAGACCCGAACAAGATGGAAGGCGAAATCACCAAGAAAGCCCAAGCCGCAGAACTCGCAGCCCAAGCCCGCTCCGCAGCCAACATCCAACTCACAGGAGCCGAAGCCGAACAAATCATCGGCAGAGGAATCACAGCCACCGACCAAACCCGACAAGCACTCGGCGCACTCGGCGCAGCAACAGGCATCACCAGCCTCAACATCAGCGAAATGGTCGCAGGCGAAGAAGCAATCTCAGGTTCAGAAGCAGTAGCAGGAATCCTTGGTGCAAACGCCGCAGCCCAACAACGTATCCAGACCCGTACACGCCGACGTCAAGCAGAGTTTGAAGCAGGCGGAAGTTTCGCAGGCACACAAGCAGGCACAACAGGTTTGGGCACAGCCCAGCAATAACACTTGCATTACTGTCTTACGACAGGTAAAGTTATACACGAGCCTTGAGAGGCGGAACCTATCTAGTCGCCCCCCGAACTAGATGGAGTAAGTGGGGAGTAACAACTTACGCAGCCACCACGTTCCCTCCGAGTGTGGTGTGGGCAGAAAATGGAGAGTGCCATATGTCAAACTACGAAGACTTCCAAGACTTTGAAGATGACGACCAGCCAGAGAATGAGTCCAAGCAGAACCCTGCAAGGGCACATATGAGGAAACTGGAGAAAGAGAACAAGGAACTCCGCAGGGAGCGAGAGGAACTCTTAGCCTTGAAACGAGAGCAGGCTTTCATCAAGGCGGGAATAGATACGTCTACCCCGCTGGGAAAGATTTTCATGAAAGGCTACGACGGAGACGTAAGTCCCGACGCAATCCAGCAGGCTGCCATAGAAGCACAGTTGTTAACTCCACCCTCCAACGAGGTAAGCGACGCAGATGCGTGGTCACGAGTTGACAAGGTTGCTCAAGGGGCAGGCACAGCAAATCCTCCGATTGACTGGAACCGTCGTATTCAAGAGGCAGAATCATCTGGGGAAGTTGAACGCATTTTGGCTGAGGCACGGCAAGCATTACAAAACTAACCTCAACCTTTTAGGAGAAATCAAATGGCAGGAGAAACCACAACCTCCTCACTTTTGGTAGACCAGACTGCGTTTGACCGCATTGCTTACTTTGCTTTGCGTTCAGAACTTCTGTTTGACCAGGCTGCCGATGTGCAGCCAACCGCCCAGTCCATGCCAGGTTCGGCTGTCAAGTTCACGATTTTCGCTGACCTTGCCCCAGCAACCAGCACCCTCAACGAAGTAACCGACGTTACCCCTGTTGCTATGAGCGACAGCCAAGTAACCGTTACTCTTGAGGAATACGGTAACGCAGTTGTCACCACCGCTAAGTTGCGTGGCACTTCGTTCCTGGACGTAGACGTAACCGCAGCGAACATCGTTGGCTACAACGCAGGTGACTCCATTGACACCATCATTGCCGACGTTCTTGCTGGAGGTACAAACGTCAACTATGCAACGGGTGGAGCAACCGACCCATCCAGCCGCACCACAATCAACACCGACGACATCCTCGTTGGTGACGACGTTCGCAAGGTTACGGCACAGTTGCGTAAGGCAAACGTAGCGTCCTTCAATGGCGCATACATGGGTTACATCCACCCAGACGTTTCCTACGACTTCCGTGGCGCTAACGGTGCAGCCAACTGGCGTGACCCACACACCTACGTTGATTCCTCAGCAATCTACAACGGCGAAATCGGTCAGTTTGAATCGGTGCGTTTCATTGAGACGGCTCGTGCTCCGTTGTTTGCAAACGCTTCAAACAACAGCGGTTCAAGCGGAACCATTGACGTTTATGCAACCCTCATCATGGGACGCCAAGCACTTGCTAAGGCGTTTAGTAGCACTGACGGCAACGGCGCAACGCCGAAGATTGTCCGTGGTACTGTGACCGACATCCTCCAGCGCCTCCAGCCTCTCGGCTGGTACTGGCTGGGTGGCTATGGTCGCTTCCGTGAGGCAAGCCTCCGCCGCATTGAGTCAGCCTCAAGCATCGGCACAAACGCTTAGTAATTGAAGCCTCTTTGCGAAGCCCCCTGCCCGTAAAAAGGTGGGGGGCTTTTGCTATCCTGTAAGCAAATGGCTTTCTTCACACCACCAACAGATGATTTCGTTGTCTACTACGGCACAGACATTGGGGACAACTTGTTCTCTCGTATCCCTAGCGGTCCTCGTGGGCGCAACGTCTACTTTCTTAAGACAGGTATCTACACGGAAGACCAACCCCCGTCGCTTAACGATGTTGCAAAAACCTATTATGGTGGGCATAGTACAGAGGTGACAGCGGCAGAGGTAGCCAGCCTGACGGCTGCGGGATACGGAGCATACATTTCGTGAAGCATAGGGAAACACATCCGAACCTTGATGTTGAAGGTTGTTTCGGTTGCAGGATTGCAAACGTGCGTGTTGCCCCGAACCATACAACTACAGGCGGGGAACGTGCTGCTCAGATTAACGCTACCGAGGCTAGGTGGCATAAAGATATGCCAGCCTATAAACGATTGCGTCAAGACGGTTTGCAACCTAAGACAATAGAAGGCGCAGCAAATCTAGAGAAGAAAGCAAAAGAGGCATGGCAAGTGGAGACGGGAATGGTCTGAGGACCGTTCATCTAGAAGGCTTTAACGCCGCCCACTTCGGATACGGAAATATGTTCCTGTCTTTAGACAGGCATCTACCTAATGGTGTAGAGAACAATCCTCTGTCCGAGGTGCGTATTTCTTGTATGCAACCTGACATGGTTAAAGGTTGGTATAAAGGACAGAAACGGGTCGTGTTTACAATGTGGGAAACATCTGTTTTGCCTGACAGTTTTGCTGACCCGTTAGCACAGTTTGACCAGATAGTTGTTCCCTGTGTTCATAACCTAGAATTGTTTTCTCGTTATCACAAAACTGTAACGATGGTACATTTGGGGATTGACCCTACGGTTTGGAAGTTGTCTCCAGCCCCCAAGAATGATGTGTTTAGGTTTGTGGCTGGTGGGTCCTCTTGGCAACGTAAAGGTTTGGACCTTGTTGTACGGGCGTTTGAACGCTTGGAGTTACCTGATGCCGAACTGGTGTTGAAGGTTGCAGAAACCGCCAAGGGCGAACCTCCTATTATTTCGCATCCGTGTATCAAAGTTATAGATAAATGGCTGACGCTTCAGGAGGAG